CTCGGCCTCCCTCTTGCCGATCGCGCGCGCCTTATTGTAGGCCTCCTGGGCCCTGGATCTCACATTTTCGGCGCGCTCGCCGGTCTTGCCCACCCTGACTGGGGCCTTCTTGGCAGCTTTGCCCTCTCCGGCCGCGGCGCGCGCGCTCGCGCGCTCGAGGGCGGCGGCTAGGGCTTTGTTGATCTCCTCGGGGGACTTGCCCTTGAGTCTGTCCCTGATCTTGCTCAGCTCATCCCTGAGCATGCGCGCGCGAGCATTCTTGGCCGACGTCTTGGCGCCTCCCGCCGCGCGGGCAGCCTCTACCGCGGCCTTGGTGCCCTCACGCCGCGCCTTGCGGATCTCCACACCCTTCTTGCCCTCGGCCTTGGCCTTCTCGGCTGCGACCCGACCACCGCGCGCGCCGGTGCCCTCGCGCGGGGGCGCCGCGCCGGCCTCGGTGCCCTTGCGGCACTGGCCGCTGGTGCCGTAGAAGCTGCCGTCCGGGCGCTGGCAGCGGGCGAAGTCGTAAGCCTCGGAGAACTGCTCCGAGTCCTGCATCTTTAATTCGGCGAGCGCCCGCGCGTTGCGCAGCGCCTCGTCGGTGAAGCGATCCTTTCTCATGGTCGTCTGCTTTAACGCGGGACGGGAGCCCGCCTCGTAGGGTTTACCCGAGCGAGCCGACCCAGTCCAGGTACTCCCTGGCGACCTGCTCCTGCTTGGCCTGCCGGTCCTTCGCCGGCTTCGACGCCCCGGCCTCCCCGTACCGCTCGACGTAGTCCCGGACGCGCCTGCCGCCCTCGCCGCCGACGGCCTCCAGGTTCATGAACGACGCGCCCTTGGTCCAGTCCTGCAGCGCCTTCCTCGGGTCGCCGGACGTCCGGCCGCTCAGCCCGAAGTCGATCAGCATCGGCTTGTCGCCGTCGACCATCCACTGCAGGCTGTGCATGTCGCCGTGGTAGAAGCCCTTGCGGTGCAGGAACAGCACGGCCTTCGCCGCCGCCGTGGCCTGCGCCTCGTTGAACCTCACGCCCTTCTCGCCCTCGGACGGCCTGTAGTCCTTCCAGATCGTCCGCCCGGGCGCCAGGTCCATGACGATCTCGCTGTCGGAGGCCCTGTGGAGCTTGGGGCTGTGGCCCGCGTCGCCCATGATCTTCTGCAGCTCGGCCTCGTGCTCGCCGAAGCTGCGGCCGGGCACGTTGGTCTTGCGGATCAGCCCCTGCTTGCGGTCGATCTCGACGGCCCCGTAGTTGCCCTTCGTGAGGTACTCCCACTCGGCCCCCTCGATGTCGACCTCGCGGCCCTTCCTGCACTGCCTGCCGTCGGCGATCCCGTAGCGGGACCCGTCGGCCCTCTCGCACGCGGCGAAGTCGAAAAGGGCCCCGAGAACCTCCCGGGACCCGTCGCCGAACGCGGTTGTGTACCTGTCGGCCCTAGTCATCGTATCTGTCGAGGATGTGCGCGATCACCGAGTTTCTCACTATGTCCTCCTTCTCGAACTGGACGATGCCAACGTCGCGCATGTCCCTGAGGCGGTACACGGCGTCGAGCAGCCCGTTGTCCCGGCGGAACACCTCCAGGTCGGACTGCTTGGTGTCCCCAACGATCGCCATCCGCGACTCCTGCCCCAGCCGGGTCAGGCACGTCTTGACGTGGGACGGGAGCATGTTCTGCGCCTCGTCGACCACGATGAAGCAGTCGTTGAAGGACCTCCCGCGGACGTCCTCGAGCAGCACGGGCTCGATGATCCCCTTCGAGATCACGTAGTCCGCGGCGCCCTGGTTGCGCATCATGACGGGCAGGTTGTCGAGCACCGGGCCGAGCAGCGGCCTCACCTTCTCGTTGAAGTCGCCGGGCAGCGCGCCCCGGCCACGTTGGAATTCCACGCCCACATCGCTCCGGATGTAGACCACTCTCTCCACCTCCCCCTGCTGGACGAGCGTCATTCCTTTCCACAGGGCCAGGAGGGTCTTCCCGGTGCCGGCGTGGCCGTGGGCCAGCGTGACGGCGTTCTTGCCCATCGTGTTCCAGAACTCGTCCTGCCTCCAGGTCATAGCCCTGAAGGGGGTGAGGTCCATACCGCGCTCGCGGTGGACGACGTCTTCCATCTGGCGCCGTACTTTGCGTTTCTCTCTTGCGGTTGGCATTAGGTTGTTCGCGACAAAGGTTCGAGATTCGACTAGGACGAACTCTAGGCGATCATGCGGATCACCCCCTTGGTCTGTGCCATACATGGCTCCCCTGTTCGGAGTCCAGCGGCGGTCTTACCCGGCGGCTAGTCCATGCCGGTGTCGAACGTAAGCCCGCCGCGCTTGCCGCCCTTCCCGAAGTACAGCGACCTCTCGCCGTACGACAGCAGCTCGCGCTTGCCGCCCTTCAGCTCGGAGAAGTCCCGCGTCACGTGCCCCCTGCCCGCCGACTTGCCCCTCGCCCCGACGATCGCCTGGAGCGTGTCGCCAGAGGTGCCGCCGTCGAGGTGGAACATGTAGTACGTGAGCCCCCAGACGACCGCGTCGGTCCGGTCGTCGTGCGGCACGAACGGGAAGGCCGTGAGCTCCTTGATGAAGTCCTGCGTCCACGCGCCCTCGACGAGGTGCACCCTGCCGGCCTCCCACAGGGGCGACACGGTCTGGAGGCGTATCGTCTTGGACCTGAGCGGCTTGAAGCCGTGGATGTGGATCTTGCTCTCCCTCTCGAGCATCTGGATCAGCGACTGGCCGCTGGCCGCCTGCTCGATCGTGAGGAATCTCGCGCCGTAGTACTTCCTGGTCTGCTCGAGCATCGCCAGCAGGTCAGGGAAGCCCCACCGCCCGCTGATGATCTCGCGCACGTAGATGCTGTCCTTGTCGGCCCGCGAGTAGCCCATCACGGCGATCACGCTCTCGTCCGCGCTCTGCTTCTCGGAGAACGCCGTGTCGAGCGACAGGTAGGTGACGTCGAACTCCGGGCAGTCCCCGGGCGCTTTCACGCTGATCCAGCCCGCCTTGACGATCGAGCCCTCCTGCGCCGCGGGCCTGCCCTGGTAGAGCGCCGAGAACTTGTCGGAGCCCATGATCCTCTTCTGCGAGAGGAGCATGTCGACCGTGAACGTCCCGTTGCCGGGCCAGTGCGACTCGCCGTTGCGCCTGCCGAGGAGGTCCGTGGCCTCGTTCTCGCAGAGGGCCTCGATGTTCACCCACCGCCACCCGCGCGGGTTGTCCTCCGGGTCCCACAGGCCGTCGCCGTCCATCAGGATGCCGTGGAGGTCCTTCTCGCCGAACCGGGTGCCGATGATCAGCTGGGCCCAGCGGTTGGTGCGCCGGGTGGAGGCCTGCTCGCCCCACCAGTCCTCGAGCTCCTCGAACGCGGCGCGGGAGTCCGATCCCTTCAGCGGGTCGTCGATCACCATCGCGCCGACGCCCGGGCTGTCCTCGTGCGGCGTGCCGGCGGTGAAGCCGGTCAGCACCCCGCCGACGGACGTCGCGAGGATGTACCCGCCGCCCTTCATGTCGTACTTCGAGTCCGCGTGGAAGCCGGACCACTCCGGGAAGATCCTGACGAAGTTCTTGTGCCGCAGATAGCCGTTGATCCCGCGGTTGAACTTGTTCGACAGCTGCTGGCCGTACGACGCGATGATGTGCTGCGTCTGCTCGTCGTGGCCGAGGAGCCACGCGACGAACAGCTGCGCGAGCATCGACTTGCCGGATCGCGGCGCGCAGCTGACGATCAGCCTCTGGTACCTGAGCTGGGCCACGTCCTCGAACGCCGACCCGATGATCTCGTGGAAGTCGGCGACCTGGAGCTTGCCGTCGAGCATGATGTCGGCGAACGCCAGAAAGCAAGAGCGCGCCGCGCGGAACCTGAACTCCTGCAGCACGCTCTTAGGCGCCTCCATGAGCTCGAGCTCGCGCAGGCCGCGCTTGTACACGCGCCAGCTCGAGTGCTCCTCCAGCTGCGACGCGTGGGTGATGATGGGCCTCATTCCTGCTTGCCCTGGCCCAGCTTCTTGAGCAGGTCGTCGACCTTGGAGGTGTACTCCCGGTCCTTCGCCAGCTCCTTCTCGGCCTTGGTCTCGATCTCCTGGATGGCGACGATGTCGCTCATCAGGTCGCGGTGGACCTTGATCGAGCTGTTGAAGATGCTGATCAGGTCGCGGATGGGCGCCTCGCCCATCGTGGCCTCGATGTCCCCGAGTGCCTGCTCGGCCACCTTGAGGACTTTTTCCGCGAGCTTGCTCTTCTGTTCGACGATCCGCTCGTTGCGTCCCTCTGTCACATCGACCTCCTGCATCGTTTGCACCCGCCCGGCTGGATCGCCCCGTTGGGGGCGTACACCGACCCGTGGGACTGGGTCGGGCCGGAGTGTAGTTTCCTGAGGATCAGCGCGGCCCGGTCGGCGTTGCCGGCCTTGACCGCGGCGTAATACTCCTTCCAGAGGATGTCACGCCCGTTGTTCATCGTCCTCGGCCTCCATTGTACCATAGATGGCGTCGAGCAGCTCCTCGAGCGCCGTCTCCTCGCTCTCGAAGCGGAGGAGGA